CCTAACACGTCCAGATGGGGACATGCCTTTTGGCTTGGACCTTTACTTAAACAACCATTCTCACGAAAGGTGTACCATGGCTAACCAACCGACGTCAATTGAAATAGAAAAGAGGATCCTACCGGAAAACAAGTCTCGCGGCTTGCAATTCGGTACACCCTCTCCTATTCCAGCTTGGCCGAATCCTGGTTATATCTATGTTTGTCAACCTACAGACGTTTTCGTCTTTGATGGTGATAAGCTTGGAAGCTACTTCTTTTATAGGAAGTATGGTACTCAAAATGTGCCTTACGTGCCCTCCCGGGATAATGCAGTACCAAATCCGTATGATTTGATCTATCGGAACTATACGTATCCGAAGGTTAATCTACGCGGTACTGTTATCGGGTCAGACGTTGCTGGAGGTGGCATTATGTGCCCCTCAGTTTCGACTGATCAGACGTATCTCTATGACGCGTCTCCTGGATCGGGGTTCCCTTATCTTCCGATTACGCAGTCAATGCGAAACCGTGCCGTCGCCAAAGCGAATGGCAAGATAGGAGAACAGAAGTCTGTTACAGTTAATTGGGCCAATTTCATCGGGGAGTCTCACAACACCCGAGGTATGATGGCTGATCGACTTAACAGACTAATCAAGACCGTTCGTTACCTCCGAAAAGCCAAGTACGAAAAAGCTTATTATGAGCTTTTTGGTTACGAGGGCGTCGGCTATTATGACCCCAACTGGAGAAGTTGGAAGTATAAAGGCAAACGCGATAGAAGGAAAGCGGGCGATCTTTGGCTTGAGTGGACTTATGGTTGGGATCTACTCATCCAAGATGTCTATGATGCAGTGCATGACATGAAGAAGAAACCTTCTCCATTAATACTTACTGCACGTGGACATGCCGAAGACCAGGTTACTGAGCTTATTGAGATGAACGCAACAGCGCAAATCACAAATTTGGCCTCAGTAAACATTCCGTACACTTTAAGAGCGAAGAAGTACTCGAAATTTAGTGTCTCAGTGAGATACGAAGTTTTGAATACAATTCTGAGCGACCTTAATGGTGCTGGGATTATTAATCCTGCGGAATTAGCCTGGGAGTTAACGCCTTTCAGCTTTGTTGCTGATTGGTTCGTCAACGTCGGCGATTGGTTGCGTAATGCTACTATTGGTACAGGCCTCAAATTCCTTTATGGAACTGAGACATCTGTACAGCGAATTGAAGCCGTAACCACAAGTAAATGGGTACCGTTTAACCACAGGGTTGCGGGAAGTCACAAAGTGGCTGGTATGGCGATGGTCGAAAGAAATTTCGCATCTGCCGATATTAAGCGCGTTGTGCTATCTTCTCCACCTGCGATGACTTTATCCATAAACCATCACGTTGTGTCCGTTTCGAGAATAGTCTCGGGTGCCGCCCTTCTTCAACAATTACTTGAAGGGCTCGGCCGCGGACGCGACAAACATTAACCATTAACAAAGGAAAAATGGCATGCCATCTTTCGCAAACTTAGTCCTGGCTGATGGCCAGGCAACCCCGGTCAATCACACATTTGTTCCAACTTCTCTGGTTGAGAATTTGGCTGTGTATACTGATCGAGCTAAGAGCATCAAGGGCGAGCAACCGTATGCTACTCTGAAACTTGTTGCAGGTAAAAGCGCAACTTCTGTTTCTCGTGTAGTTGGTACGGTTGCAATTCCTTTGTATGACGCCGTTAATGGTAAACAGGTGAACGTCACTCGTGTTAACTTTGAAGTTATCGTTCCGGGTACTTCCACCCAAGCTCAGCGCGATGATGCTGCCGCCTATTTGAAAAATCTGGCGACACATTCAATTGTGCAGACTATGGTGAAAGGCCCTGAAGGCGTTTACTAATTTACCTTATCGGGAGCTACTTTTATGTCTTTTCAGACTAATTTTCGCGAACTTTCTCAAGGAGCAAAAAGGGCTTTGTCGAAGACACAGATCAAGAAACAATTACGCAATCATCTTGATTGCATTGTTGATGTTCCTGATGTTCTTACAACAAACCTGCAACTCTCAGTCACTCAATTCAGGGACACTTACTTATATCAAACAGTGTTTGACAAGTATTGTGAGCTCGATATTGAGTCCGCCGATTTAAGGCGTGAAGCGTGTATTGAAAAATACCTTGCTTGTGAGATGTTGTGCAGAGAAACCAACCTTCGTTTTAGATTAGGTCTCTATAACGGGAATTTGTTTCACCACCTTCTGATGCTTACGCGTCAGAAGATTAGTGAGATACTAGGCCCGTGGCAAGAAGACTATCTTTACGAGGGTTGCGGTTTCGGCCCTGGGGCTTCCCTTAGCAAGAAGAGTCCGTATTTAGATACGGCCTTCAAGTTCGAGGGAACGCCTACAACAACGGTTAAGCTGTTGAGACGCGTCCAAGATTGGGTTAAACCGATTTGGGATAGATATCAACTAGTAGACACCGCGAAGTTTACCACCGTCCCGAAGAATGCAAAAATAGATCGCCCTATAGAAATACAGGCGGATCTCTGCATCTTCTTTCAGAAGTCCCTCGGAAATATAATCCGACGGAAGATGAAGGGGCAGCCAATAGGTCGCGGTTTTTCTCTTGATCTTAACGATCAGGGTATTAACCGTGAGCTGGCTCGCCTTGGATCTATAAGTGGCGATATTGCTACTTTAGATCTTTCATCGGCTTCTGATCTAATTTCCTATGAACTTGTCAACTTTCTTATAGAGGACGCAGGTTGGTTCGATGCCCTTCTCACCACGAGAATGGACTATGTATCGATTTGCGAAGAACCTCTTGAGAAGTTTTCAGCCATGGGGAATGGGTACACTTGGGAATTACAGTCTTTGATCTTTTATTCAATGATCTGGGCTGTTACGCAGGTGAATGGTGGTGACAGCAAAGTCATAGCCACATTTGGTGACGATATAATCTGTCGATCATCGGATTCGGCTCTCCTAATAGATTTCCTTGCTTACTGCGGCTTCAGGGTTAATACCAAAAAGTCGCACTGGCAGGGTTTCTTTAGGGAGTCGTGCGGTAAACACTATTACCATGGTGTGGACGTGAGTCCGTTCTACGTTCGTGGCCCCCTTACTTACGAGCATGACATCTTTAAGATGCATAATCGTTTGTTCGAGTGGTCAGTCAACCTCGGCTTCAAAGACCGCAGGTTGTTGCCAATAATGGATTGGTTGAAGAGTCACTCATCACTGAGTGAACTCAATATACCATACGGCGTTGGTGACGTAGGATTTATTTCGTGTGGAAATGATTTTTCTGCGAGAACTCCATTCTATAAAGGATGGCGCCACGACGGTTACATCTTCC